AAATAAATCCTTATCAGTTATTTGGTATAGGTGTGCCAGAAAATATGGAAGACGCACAGCTATTAATGAATGGTCATGTTAGAATGGCTATTGATAACTTAGCTTTAGCAGGTAATTTAGTTTTTGATGTTGATGAAGCATCATTAGTTCCGGGTCAAAATATGGATATATTTCCGGGCAAAATTTTTAGAAGACAATCGGGTGTTACAGGAACTGCAATTAATGGATTAAAGTTTCCAAATACTGCACCAGAAAATCTACAGATGTATATGCAAGCAAGACAACTTGCAGATGAAGAAACAGGTATACCTTCTGTTATGCATGGACAAACAGGTGTATCGGGAACAGGAAGAACATCATCTGGTCTTTCAATGTTATTAAGTGGGGCTAACCTATCTATAAAAACAGTAATGAAAAACATAGATGATTTTTTACTTAAACCATTAGGTGAAGCATTTTTTCAATGGAATATGCAATTTGATGAAGATAATCCCGATATTGTAGGTGATTTAGAAATAAAACCAAATGGTGTTTCAAGTGTAATGCAAAAAGAAGTTAGGTCACAACGCTTAACAACTTTATTACAAACTGTATCTAATCCAATGTTAGCACCATTTATTAAGATACCAAATTTAATGAGGGAGCTAGCAATAGCACAGGATATTGACCCAGATAGTCTGGTAAACAATATTCAAGATGCACAAATATTTGCAGAAATGTTGAAAGGTCTAAATGTTGAACAAAAAAATGATGAGCAAGCTCAAAGCCCTAACGAACAATCAAGTGGCATGGGAAGCCCTACAGGAGCACCTGTTGGAGCAAACCCAAATGACCCATCGGGCGTTGGTGGTGGCAACATCGGAACAGGAAATATTCCGCAATCAGGGGAAAGCAATTTTACTGGAACAGCTTCTGAGCCTCAAGGATAATGTCCAAGAATCAGAAAAAAACAAATAGGGAGATTTAATGGCACTGCCAAACGAAAAAGATATAGCTAATGTAAACGTAGTATCTGCTAGTACACCAAATGTATTAACAGATTCTATTTATAATATGACACCAAATGTAGAAGAATTATCTGAACAATCTACAAGTAAAGCAGATGATAGTAATAAAGCTACGTTAGCAAGTACAGTATCTTCTTCAGCAGTAACAGATATGTCTGACCCTTACGCTGAACAAATGCGTAATTTAACTTCAGACAATGCTTACACTTTAACACCTTTTCAAGATTCTGGATTAAATGCTGTAGGAACTTCTGACAACACTTATTTTAGTACGGGAGCAAATTTAAAAAATAAACAAAATTTTGGTTCACAATTTGATAATGTAAATGAAGATAATATAAATTCTTTTTATACTACAGCTAAAAATATTGGTAGCTCTGCAAGTAATATGTTTTCTAATATGGGTTCTGGTGCGTCTACATTTAAAGAACAATTAGCTGAAACAGGGATGGCTCCTTTATTTAGTGTTGCAATAGGTGGTGGCCCTATGGCTATTTTAGGTGGAGCGGCACAATTTATAGGTTTAGGATTAAAACAAGAAAAAGATAAAAATAATTTTTTAAAAGCATTTGGTGAACAAGGGTTTAGTGACGAATTATTAAATACAAGTTTTGGTTACGCAGGAAAAAATAATAAAACTGGAAAACAATTTTTAGAACATATTTTGTATAATAGTAATAACCCGGGATACGCATTAAAGTATAATGCTTATGGTGGTAAAAAAGGATTTAATGGAAATCATATAGACGCTCTAGCAAAATTTATGAATGACGGTATAGACAATAATATTTTTCCAGTAGACAATATTTTAAATATGTCTGCTAATAGATACAATACACAAGGTGGTAGTAATGCCTATATGACTACAACAGCCGCTCAAAAAGCTTTAGAAGGAAAAGGGTGGCAAGTAAAAGGCCGTGTAGCTATATCTCCAGATGGTGTTCAATACTTAGATGGAAAAATTTGGGGTGGAAAAGATTTAAGTAATGTTGTTAAGAAAAAATATGGTTATGTAAATACACCTGCACCAGTAGTTACCCAAACACCTGCGGCAGGAAATATTACTAGTTCTAATAATAACAACAATCAAAATAATAACAACAATCAAAATAATAACAACAATCAAAATAATTATAACCAACAAGATTTTTCTGAAAGAGATAGTAGTCAAGATAGTGGTGGAAGCTATGGAGGTGGAGAACCTAGTGGAGGATATAGCTCTAGTAATAGCTCTGGAAGTGGTTCTAGCTACTCTGGTTCTAGTGGCAATACACCCGGCTTTTCTGGAAATCCATTTATAAACAGACAACAAGGTGGAACAGTTCGTTTACAAGAAGGTGGATTACCCGAAGAAGCTATGATGGCACAAATGCAAAATCAACAAGTAGCAGACGCAGGAAATTTAGAAATGGTTAATGAACCTAATAAAGATATGAGTGGCGTTGCAGATGATGTACCTAGACAATTAGATGATGGGGATTTTGTAATTAATGCACCGGCTATGGATATGGCGGTAGAGGTGACATAGAAAAAATGGTTACTAGAGCAGTAATAGAATTACAAAGAAAAGGTGTTAAACTTGATTTTGGTCAAGCGGCAGAAGATGTTGATTCTACTGTACAAGCTTTAGTTAGTAATAAAGAAATGATTATTCCTAAAATAATAGCTGAACAAATAGGATATGATAGATTAACAAAAATAAATAATAGAGGCAAAGAAAGAGTTGAAGAAATTGCAAAAGAAAGAGAACAAATACAACAAAACCCAACTCAACCAAATCCTCAAGGTATGATGGCAGTAGGTGGTCAAGTAAGTTTAGATGAAAATAAAAATCAACCTATAGCTGTACCTCAAGAAAGTTTTGCAGGACAAAGTTCAGTAGGTAGTAAATTATTATCTCCTATGTCACCAGAAGCACAAGACGATGAAACAGAATTAGCTAATAAATCACAAAGTTTTGAAGGTTTTATGAAACCAATTAAACTAGCTAATGGAGGAAAAATATATAACAATCCGGGTAATATAGAATCTAATACAACTGCTTCTGGAGTTAACCCTAATGAAACATATGCTGATGGAAGATTTGCAGTATTTAATTCTAAAGAAGAAGGTTTAGCCGCAATACCTTATACTTTATCAATGTATGGAACTAATGATATAGCTGAAATGATTAATAAATATAAACCTCCTACAGAAAATAAACCAGAAGAAATACAAAACACAATAAACTATATTAAACAACAATTAGGTAAAGATACATTTGATTTAACAAATCAAAAAGATGTTTATTCATTAATTGAAGG